CAGTTTCAAAATCAACACTTGTTAGACAGTTCGTCGTCCCCTCCTCCACCATTATCGCCTGGCCGAATTTGCCCTGCTCGAAGCGAGGTTCGTCCACTGCAACCTGGGTGCCGTCCTGCTTGTAGGCAACGGAATTGCGGGTGAAGGTGGGTATGGGCATAGAATGAACTTCACATATCTCACCGGCAAGCATTAAATTTTTATTTGTATCAACACGAGCAATTACAGCCAATTAAATCACCTCGATGTCTAAGGAATCTGAGGCAGAATTATATTTTATTTGAAAACGGTTCCCATACTGATGTGGTGCAATATCGGCCGAATGTGTATTTACTCTTGCTTGCGCGTCTGCCTGTATATCTACAAAATGTTTATCATCCACCATATCAGCATTTAAGTTAGTTTGTAATAGCCCATTAGCACGAACACTTTGATTAATCACTTCAGGCGTATTTTCAAACCATTTGAAATAATAAACATCACCCTCTGTAGCACCTGTATTTAACGTTATGGTAGTTGAACTGCTTTCCGTATAATCACTTTCATCAAGTAATTCGTATCTACCATCAGTATTTTTATGATATACATACATTGCATTAGTTCCAACTTCATATTGCCCAGCATCTGATAAGTCAAATATTGTCTGCCCGCTAGTAGCAACAATTTCTTTATCACGAATAACAGCACCTTGACCACTTATATCCGTCCAGCCACCTGATTTATAGATATATAACTTATCTGTATCAACACGATAAAACTGTTGCCCAATAATAGGACTTGCAGGAAATACAGTACCTTGATGAGCTACCAAATTTAATGCTTGATATTGTGCGAAATCCTGATTGCCTGTTAACGCTCTTGCCCCGTCCGTTCTAAGATATTGAGTATGGTCATCATCAGCCAACCCTTTTAAAGTCCCATGGTCTGATATACCACTACCACTAGCCCCTATAATTTTCCATTGGGCCTCACCAGCATCCCATGTATAAACAGTATCTTCATCAAGTACAATTCTTAAATCTCCATCTTCATTACCACTAGCAGGTAAATCTGCTGCTGTAGCAACCGGAGCGCTCCATTTCGCATCTGCCATAGCAGGAACATTGGTTAGGTTATCCCAGTGTACTTGTGCTTGGCCTGATGTTTGCATTTCAGTTTTTGAGTACGCCCCAACTTGTGAGGCAGTAACACTATGTGGGTTATTTGTATTTAATTCATGTGTTGTTAAATCAGCAGCTAAACCAGCTCTAATTGCATCTACTTCTGTTTCTGTATAATATCTATTGTCAAGTTGCCCACTATTTAACTCTGTTCGTGTATATAACTCACTACGAGTATAAACTTCTGCCTTATCTGCTTTATTAGTTTGTAAAGCAGCTCTAATTGCATCTACTTCTGTTTCTGTATAATATCTATTGTCAAGTTGCCCACTATTTAACTCTGTTCGTGTATATAACTCACTACGAGTATAAACTTCTGCCTTATCTGCTTTATTAGTTTGTAAATTAGATATATCTGTGTCATTAGAAGTTATTTGTGTTTGTAAACCGTCTATTAATGCTTTTAATTCTTCCAATATACCCTGCACTGTGTCAGCAATATTAATAGGAGTTGCTTTTACAAAGTCAGCCCCACTTGCACCGTCTGTTACGCTTCGCAATTTATTCCTAATACTCTCTAAAAGAGCCTGCACTGTCGTCCCGTCTAAATCGGCAATAGCAGTAGCACTAATTCTATCAGCACCACTATCTCCAGGTACGGTTGAATCAGTAATTTTGTTTAGGATAGTTATAATGCTATCCAAATCCTGCTCAATTGTATCCGGCCCTCTGCCTGGGTCAGTAGAGATCTGCCCTGCGTCTGCGTTAAATGTTCTTTGAATAGCCATCTATCACACCTCCTTAACATCCATTTGAGATGCCCAAGGAGCCATCTTTTGAACCATAACGCCAAAACCGTATATATAACAAGGTTCATCGTTACCATTTTGGAGTCTAACCTTGAGCCTGTCACCAAATAAACCAATAGGTAAACCTTTCCTGATTAGGTCAGTCCAACCCCATTTCTTACCCCATTCTGATATACCCCAAACGAATGATTCATTCAAATCTACAACCCATGATTTAGTACGATACTCCATAGTTGTTGTAACAACAACACTCGATAAAGCATCCGTAGGCTGTGGTGCTCGCAGGATCAGGCGAAGCACAAACTGCCTGCCTCCACCACCGAGTAGGTGCAACAGACCGGTTTCAACATCCATCTCAATTGGAGTACCGTCATCGTTGTATCGACCCTCAACAAATTTCCTTACATAACCACTTACAGCATCTGCATAATATAGTACGCCGTCACGTACAAGCCAATCATTAACATTAATACCCTCCCACAGCACCCAAGCTCCATAGTGGTCAGGTTTGTCAGGCACTCTAACCCTAGTATCCATTACAAGTACACTGTCATTACATCCAGAAACCTCATATTGTTGGAAGGCTAAATAATACTTGCCATCATACCCTATAGCCACCATATTTTCTTTATTGTAAGCGTTCTTAATTAGTGGAGATATTTGGTTGCCAACACGCACAGCCGAAGGATTATCTCTATCCAATGATTTTAGTCCATATACATTCCTTAGACCTGGATAAATAAGCATATCACCAACAACAGCAACAGCTCTCCCAGACACAGTGCTTTCTTCTGCCATTACTCTAAATAAAGCATTATCTGTAACTGGGTCTCCAAATAAAGCCCAAACTGTACCTAAACTGTAAGCATTAGCCTGTCTAAATATTGCCATACCGCCAAGGAACGGCGTAGCGTAAACTATTGGGTCTGCATTACCTGCCAACAGATTTATAGTCATATCTGTTGAGTTGAAGTAATCATAACGCCCAGTCTGACTGTAATACAAACTATGTGGACTCTGTGGGTCATTGTAAGCCCACAATCGGTCACGATACACAGCTAGACCCTTGCAACGCTTCACCTCGGTTAGTGTAGCACCAGTATCTGTAGGTAAAGGGACAGGTTTAGTACCAGCCCCAGTACCATCAGTCTCGTAGAAGTCACTCCCATTGACAAATAAACACTTGTTACTCATCACTTCAAAGTCAAAGTTAACATTTGCAAAGTCTGTTTTAAGTGCTGTCCCATTTTCTAAACGAAGTGTCGTACCAGAAGCATTTAAATTAAAAACATCTCCATTCCAACGCTGGAAATCAAATAGCCGCTTAATGGGATTAAAGTCATATGCTATTTCATTAACACTTTCTACCCCGTTACGCTTCTTAAATCCGCCGGAAGGTTCAAGGACGAGGTTCTTAGCCACACAGAGTGCTCTATTGTCCATATTATCTATAGATGTAGCAACGTCTAAACCATATGAAAAGTCAATGTATGGTATTACTTCCCACAATGCTATATCGTCAAGACCTATATTAAGATTCGGAGGACGTACCATTATCAGTCCACCTCCCAAACCTCCAGTTTGGATGATCAACTACATCAACTGTAGTCGTGTATCCTTTGCTGTCCATAGTAGACTCATCCTCTATTTCCTGTAGCCTTGCACTATACATAGAGGAACGTCTTGTAGCTGCGGGAAAATCTCTATAACTCTCCGCTGCCATCCATAGAGCATAGTGAACATAAACATCGTCCCACTCACTAGGAGTTGATAACTCATTGTCTATTGAGTTAAGGGGTATCGGTCTGTATTCATATTTAAGCACAAATGTATAAGAACTAGAAGCAGGAGCAGGATAAAGACCAAGTTTACCCTGCCCCTTATCTATAAAATAGAAGGAGGGAGTACCAGTTTCACTACGCCACTCTGGTTTGAATGTATTTAACCACTCAACAGAAACAAGAGTTAATGCTTTATTATCAAGCCAAACTGTATCAACCTCAATACAATCTTCTGGGAGATCATACATAAATTGACCTTCTACCAGAGTAATAGCAGACAAACTTTCCTTTTTCTTATCACTGAGGTTGTAGAGTCTCTTTTGAACATCATTAAAGTACCTTATAAAGTCATTGTTGTCTATAACGTCAGCGATGAAGTAGTCTCTCTTACAACGAGCAATCAAATCAGAAACTTTGGTGTCCATACTGTCACCACCTCTTTAGAAAAAGGGAGGAAACTTAAACCCCAGTTTAAAACCCTACTAGGCTTTCGCCCCTCCCTATTCTCCTTAACTACTAATTATATTAGCCTCACGCAAAGCAACAAGAACTGCATTGACCTTGCTCTCCAGTGCCTGAATCGCTGTGAGCACAGCAGCAGCATTAACACTGTCAGTACCACTAATACCTGTAGTACCTGTCACATTTGCAATAGCACCTTGTTTAGGATTATTAGTCAGTTCAGTACCATCAATTCTGCTCCCCTCAGCAAAAACTTTACCTCGAAAGTGGGTAGCATTAGCCAATTAAACCACCTCCATTAAACTCCAGGACTACCAACCAAACCCCTCCAGTCACTATATCCACAGGAAAAACGAAGGTAACCGATATATTTCTGAAGCATTGTGTCAAAGTTTTCCTCACGCTTAAACTCCGGTCTGACCCTCCAGAAGAAGGTTAGATTGTCGAAGTTTGGGTCTTGCAAGAACCATGCTGTTGCCGAGGTCAGATAATCAAGCACAACCAACTTTAACCTGCCACGAATGGAGTTGATGTCATTATCAGCAGTACCAGTTTTTTGAGTAGACTGTAACAACTCAATTCCAGTAAATTCAAGGTCAGGAGGTATAATTAATCTCTCTGGTTTACATGCAATTTTTAAACCAGCATCATCAACTTGACTACGAGCCAAAACCAAAGCATCCTTTAAATTAATATCATTTAGCGCGCCACTAGCTAGGTTGCTCTGAGTACCACCAGCATTGCCATACAACGGGTGACTCCCACTAAATAGTGCTACACCGTCATATCCAGTATTGCTGAACCCATTATTTAAAACGGAAGCCCCAGTATTCTCCACAGTCGTACGTCCCCCACGAGCGAGTGCTTTAGGAAGCTTACGAATAACATCGTACATTTCGTCGTCAATCATCTTACGTTCAACCTGACACCCCTTAGCATACTCCTTATGGGTGTAGGTTACTTCCTCACCAGGAAGTATCTCCTCATACTGGATGCTACCCATACTTTCTTTCTCAGACCATTCGCCTAACCCGGCAATATGGTAATCTTCTTCCTTCGCTTTCTTAGAAGTCTTTACCTGAAATACCCATGAATACTGCTCTGGTAGCTCTTTATATGTTTGAAAGAATACTTTTCTTAAACCAGGTTCTAAAAGCTTACCAAAATTTGAAGAACTAATTGGCATCTACAATCACCTCGCTAATTTACAAATTTCTTAAGTTAACCTAAGACAGCAGCACGATTAGCTGCTTTTAATTTTACATAAGCAACACCTTTATCGTTGTCAAACCCAACGACAACCCAAGCACCGCCTGTAGTGTCGTCCAAATTAATTTTCTTTGGGTCTAAACTGTCCAAATCAAAAGCTGTACCAATATCAGTGTTGGTTAAAAAAGTCTTGACTGAACCAGTGTAATCAACTTCAAATACTACATCTTCAAGTGCGAGTATGACTTCCACAGGGGTTCCCTCGACCGTTGCAGAACTAACAGTCTCATTCGTAACCCCAACAAAAGCTAAATCAGCAGCAGCCCCATTGTCAAGCAAGCCAGATTCTAAATTTACTGCCTCGCCCTTGACGAAAGTTTTACTTCCAGCTGCCGGATATTCCTTAACAGGAGCTACACAGTCGCCCCCTTCTCGATATGCAAAATGGAAAGACATCAAATGTCACCTCTCTTACTTTTTACCTTTTTTCTTCTCAACCCAACTGAGCCAATCATCAATATCTTTTGCCTTTTCTAAAGCACGATACTCATCAGCGCTCATACCAAATATAGACGCAGCTTCTGCTTCATCTCTAGACTCAAACTTAACCCCTTCACTAGATGTGGAATAGTCACCACTAACCACACCGAGGTCTCCCACCTGCTCACGCTGAGCAATAAGACGTTGCTCAGTTTCACGAGCAATCTGCTCTGCTCTCCTGTCACCATTTACTGCCCAGTATGACTCTCTTAATGAAACATTGTATTTATCTGCATAATCATATACATCGTCGCGTACCTCATCGAAGTCGGCATAGGTTGGATTAGCCTTTAACTCATTCTCCTCCAACTTACGCTGTAACTCAAGGTTTTGGCGCTGGATACCACGCACCGTATCAGTCATACCAGATAAGTGCTGGTAAATTTCAGGAGACATCCCACTATTCTGTGCTGCTAATTGCTGTGTGTAAGCATCTAACCTCTGTGCTAATTGATCAGCATCCATACCTGATAATGATGCAAGACGATCAACTACATTCTTATACTTACCAAGTGCAGTCTCATACTTTTGTTTAAGCTTAGCCTTCTCAGCTTGAATAGCATGAGAAACAGTTTGCTTATCTACTACAGAAGTATCTGTAGCAGCAGTCCTTTGACTGTCATTATCCTGACCGGCGACGTCAGACTGGTCAATAACGCCCGAAGTATCTACTTCTTGCTGTGTATCAGCAGTAGTAGAAATGCTATCACTAGTTTCCTGAGTTACATTAGTAGTCGTGCCCTTCATAAAATACCCTCCTTTTTACGTCACATGGACGAAATACGCCCGTTTACCTCGGCGACAGGTATAGTACACCTATTAACTATTTTTTTATGTTAATAACTACACTTCCTTAACGTGCATCCTTACAATAGGGCCTGGGGGCCCATGATACCCACAGACAGGACAGGTAACATATAACTTGTCTAGTGGATCATACGGCCTGCGGTCACGAAAAGCAAGCCGTTCACATCTCCCACACGTTGGCATATCCATTAACCTATGGCTAATATCACTACGTTTTGTGTACGGATGCTGAAATGCATGTTTTAAATACTTCCCTTCTATAGGGCGTGTTACTAAGTGCTCATTTGGTTTATCAGCTTCCTTAGACAAATTTTCAATAATTTTACCTAGTTTCTGCTCGAAAGACATTCTCTCACCTACTTATGTTTTCGTAACTCACTTAGAGTTAAAGCTAACCTAGACCTCCTTGCAGTCTTACTGCTATCACCCTTAGCTTTTTCCTTGAGCCACTTCTTACTTATCTTACCGCTTTTCGTTATAGCACCAGCTTTTTTAGCAGTAGCCCTCAAACTGCCAGGCTTTTTAATTGCCTCTTGAATCCACTTATCTTCTTTTTTTGCTTTCTGCTTTTTTGCCATTGCCAAACCACTCCAGCTGTTTTGTTCTTCTCTCAGCTTCATCCTTAGTTTTATAAACCTTTGGATAAATCTTACCAGTCTTATGAGAACGTATTTTCCACCCCCCAGATACCTTAACCAACATTCGGCAACGTCCCTAACCTGTTAATTAATTCTTGTGTAATTTCTGGAGGTAAACCTCCTTCTAAGTTACCAAAGTTACCATATTCATTGCCACCATGCTCAAGGTTCATCTGCTCTGTAACTTCAGGTGGTACATTGCGTCCGGCAAAATTACCGACAGGGTTCAACGGGTCAATTACAGGCCAATTTAGTTGCTCTTTTAAGAACATTCTTGCTTCCTCCGTAGTAACAAGACCATTAGCGTGTAATTCAGTAGTGGCTTGATAGAGGAATGACTTATTAGTCGGTAATCCAGCTCCAATATGAACCTCTATATCAAATGCTGCCTCCTTTGTCAGTACATTCTTACCTTCTGGCCCATAAAGAGCTGTAAGGGTGTGTTCTTCCTCCCCTGTCTCTGGATTAATAGTCGGTTTAGGTACAAGGCGCGGAATTGATTTTAAAGTTGAACCTTTAAACCAAATATAATCATCATCCTTGGAACCAATAATTCTGAAAGCTCTTTCTTCAGTAAAATACTCCTTGATGTAATCTATAAGTATCTCAATGACCTGTTGCAGCCCAGTCTGTAACATAAGCCTCTTGTGATTAGCACGCCTATTGCCCGCCTCCTGTAATGCCAAGATAGCCGCAGCAGCTCTCAGACTGCCAGGTCTGCGCCCTTCAACCACATCTGAGCGACCAGACACAATCTCAGCTTCTCTGAAAGCAGTATCCCTGCGATGCTGTATATAAGAAGGTATGTTAGGTGGCTGAACTATCTGCCAAGCATTAGGATCACGTGCAATAACGTTAAGCCCAGGCTGATTAGTCCACTTCTTAGGGTTAATACCAGAAGCAATACCTATAATCTTCTGAATATTACCCATAAGACGCGCGTTACGGCGAATCTGGTCATCAAAGTCATTAATAAGGTCTTGAGTAGGTATAAGAAGTTCAACATCACCAACACCCCACAGCATACCTTCACGAAAATAGCAGGGGATAGGTACAAATGGGAATTTTCCATGTTTATAGAACGAAAGTGGCCCACCCTTTTTTCTATGCTCTTTACTGTCATAGAGAAGTACATTATTCGCTACAACTACCAAACGTACATACGGAGTGCCATCATCCCACAGGTCTTTCATCCAACACTCCATGTAAAGTACCTTGTCACGTGCAATGCTGTCTAACTCATTGTTACCTTCCCCTTCAAACTGCGTAAGGGTACGAAACGAAAAATACTCAGCTGGCTTCAAATCACCCGCCCTATCACGAAACATTGGATGTCTCTTAACCCAATTAAGAGGTTTATGAGTTGCGTGTATTACGAAGTCGCCTTCCTGTAGTTCCTCACAGGAAGTTACTTTAGGGTCTGGGAAAAAGTTTACAGGATTAATAGAAGAAATTATAGGAAGGCCCCGTCCACGCAAAGCGTTAGGGTCATACCAAACCTTCCACACACCTGTCCCAAATTTCAATCTGTGGTGCTCGTGCCTGTCAAGATTAAATACCATTTTGTTCTTGTGAAGAATCCACTTTATAAGGTGTTGGACGTGCAAAGCAAAAACGTGATCTGAAGGTTCTTCTCCCTTAATCATAGTATCCATAGGCTGATCTACAAGATCAGCAACCTGACTCTCAATATTAGGGAGAATTATATTAGTATTAGACCCTGGATCTTCTCTAGTCTGAGGCAGATTTACACGACCGAAAAAGTAGTCATCAAATGTAACCCAATCCTCAAACAGGCCCAAAGAGTCCTTATTGTCATAAGATGATTCAAAGTATTTTAATACTTGTGTTACTAGTTGCTGCTCGCTCAATTAATACCCTCCTTTCGGAAGGGTTCTCCCTCTGGCTCCACAGGGTCTAGCAGGTTTTTTGGGTTCCAACGCACCTTCTTGACATGGTGCTTTGTAGGTTGGACAGTTTCAACAACGCCCTGCGTCAGCATTTGGGAAATATCTTCAACATCCTCAAGTCTGCTCTTTCTACCTATATAATAACTACAAACTCCAATAATTACAACTAAAACAATATATAAAAATGTAAAGAGGTCATTGTAAATACTCAATATAGTCCACCTCCGTCAATAAATGTGATTCATTGTCTAAATCCTCGTCCAGCGATGAGTGTCGCCATACATTTACACCCCCTGTCTTATTACGATTAGGAACTACAGGATCAAGCCAGTTACCTATTCTGGGTAAAGATACCAACAGGTAAGCAACAGCATCAAAAGCATGGTCATTCTGCTTCAGGCGTTTACCGTCACGCTTATAGTCCCACCTCTGGCTCTTTATTGAGTCTATTAAGTGTTCACAATTCTTACAGATTAAAAGTTTTTTTCTTATTAAATACTGGTGTAAAGTAGCAATCTTAGTGTCATCATCATTGGTAAGTGCTGGTTGCAGAGTAACTCCTTCATAGTCATACAACGTTGCAGGCGACTCTTTATTTGCTCCACGATGCCTAACAGAAGGGTCTGCCCACGACCACGACAGTCCATGTGCTCTCATCCAACTAGCAACAACAGAAATGTCTGCTTCTGTCTGGTGGTATTCGTCAGTAATTACCACAAGCCCTGACGATGGGTCTTGGTAGCCAATAACAACTGCCGTTGGAGCAGCCACCCCAAAGTCGAAGCCAGCCTCCTTAGCCCACGAGGGTGCAATGTCAAGGTCAGACTTGTCAATTGTGTGGATCTTATCGTCAAATCCTGTAAATATCTGGCCCTCAAATACGTCAAATGATGCGTCGAGGAAGCGTTTCGTCCAAGACTCAGGATTGTTTGCCCTCAACATTTCTTCATAACCTGGAGGGAGGTAAGGGTTATCTGCTGTCCTAACAACATAACCTACAAAATTCTTCTTATCTGTGCGATTTGGACTAAAAAACCAGTTATATACCCAATCTCTGCCACCAGAGTTAGTAGTCACGAAGCCCCTAAGTGGCCCAACAGTACCCCTCAGACGAGCCTGGAGCATACGAAATGTGGACTCAGGTACCTCTCCGCCTTCTGGCTCATGTGCCTCGTCTATCCAGAAACCGTCAATATCAAGTGAGCCGAGTGGCCCCGCTTCGTCCAAATGACGGAAAAGGACTTCAGAGAACACATTATGGACAGGTGTCCTAACCAACAGCCTGCCATGGGTCTCGTGCCAATGCTCTATTAGTGCTGGGTCTAACTCGTCAAAAAAAGTTTTTTGTGTAGTGTCACGCAGAGAGGAAGCTGTCAGACGACCTATTAAATAGCGACCCCCCGGGTAAAGCTGTGTCCATTTTATAATCTCGCGACAGCCCATCTTTGTTTTACCGCCGCCGACACCTGACACCATTGCCCTGTACTTAGCACCACAGGTGTGGAACTTAACCTGGTGGGGTAGCGGGTTATACACTCCAGAAGAACTGGAAAAATTGTCTGGTTTATTAGGCGTGGTTCTACTGTTGCGTCTGTTTACGCTCATTAGTTGACCAGCTCCTCCTGCTGTTGTTCTTCTTGTCTTATTTTCACCAGCTCTTGTTCTTCTGGACTAAGCATACCGTCTGCAAATACAAGTTTTACTCCGTTCTGTGCGCTAAGCTGAGCGTCTACATTTAATTGCGCGCGGAATTTTGCGGGACGGTAAGCCTGCAAGAAAAACTTGAGTAGTGAGTCAGACTTATCTTTTGCCCTTTTTAGTCCAATAGCCTCGAGGTCGTCCAAAAATTCTTCTTTTGCTTTATTGACAGCCTCGGCGAAAGACTTACACTCCTTCTGCCAGTTCAGACGGTCGTCATGGCTAAGACCTACCCACATCTCTGCTTTAGACACGACGCCAAACTCAACATAAGCGGCCGCAAAGAGTATCATCTGTTTAACCACAAAACTTGCGGTTATTTTACGCCTTTTAATATAATCCTGAAAATACTCGCTCCTCTGTATCTCATACATAGCTTCTTCTCTGTTTAGGAGCAAAAACTTATGCTCGCGCTTACGTTCCTTAATTCTGTTGAACTTTTTCTGTAAGCTTAATGCTACTTTTTGAACCTCCTGAGTCTGCTCCTTAGTGTCTGGTTTTGTTTTACCCTCACCACACACAACAGCTACTGCCTCTTTATAAACACGTTCCTCTATGCCAAGCTGAGCATACTTAGGCTTTCGGCCCCTTTTCGCCAAAATACCACACCTCCTTTTATACAAATTTATATAAATTAGCCCGTTTCTCTCTTTCTAAACTAAATTTTAACAAATCTATCCATAACTGTCTACTTATTCTTACCTTCTTTAATCCTAACTGGTGAAAAATTTCACAATTTCTATCTGGTTCTCCACAGGGTTTTTTTTTCTCCTTTGGTTCTAAACAAATTTATTAACTAAATAACCTTCTAGTAGAAATAGTAGGACGAAGTGTAAGGAGATTTAGTTTTAAACAAATTTATTTAAGATTGAAAATCTGGTAGGGATTTAGAGGGTGGATATGGGTATCTTTGGGGAACTCGTTGTCCCCCGGGTGGGGATAGTAGCTTTTGTTTCTATCTATGCATATATGTTTAAATTCTTTTGTATATTTCAATCAATTTTTTGATTTTAGACGTATTTTTGAAACATAATATGCGTAATGCCCGAAATATAGGGCATAGAGAAGGTTGATTTTCTAGGTATTTTTTAAAATAGGTACAAATGGTGGACAATAGACGTGTAGTGTGCGTGTGGCCTGTGCATGTGTGGCACTTCGTGCCACACGCACACACTTAGTCTTACCTTTTCTTTCTTTTCCAATTCCAACAGGAAAAAATACCTAATACTATATAGGGTGATTTTATGAGGGATTTTACCAGGATTTACCAGCATCTACAAACGCCTATTTTTCGGTCTTAGATTTTTGTAATTTGGGAGTATTTGGAAAAATAAATTTAAATAAGCATAAAATCACCGGCAAAACATTAAAATCTAAACAAATGACTATAAGCTACAAACCCCCAAACTTCGGCGTTCTTCAATGAA